AGAAGCAATTCTATCTGCTGGAGGTAATTTTAAATTTGGTGAATTAGTATATGGTACAAAGTTTACAGCAGATGTAATTGGATCTAATCCAAATGCTTCTTTCAATTTAACAAACGTATTTACGATTCGTAAAGCAGGAAGTGGATATACTACTGCACCTCTAGTTACAATTGGAAAACCTGATGCTCAAACTGCAACAGCGACTTCAACTACAATAAATGGTATTGTTACAGCTTTAACCATAACATCTGCTGGAACAACTTATCCAGATAGTATTAGCAATATTCCTACTACTACAAGTGGTAGTGGAACTGGACTAAAAGTAAATGCTACTGCAAGTAATGGTGTAATTCAAACTGTAACTATTCACACTGCTGGAACTGGATATGCTGTAGGAGATACAATTAATATTGTACCAACAGGATTCCAAGGAACTCAAGCAGTATGTACAATAACAGGTGCATCTAATAAGGTTGGTTCATTCCAGATGACTGCTGGTGGCACTGGATATACCTCAGCTCCAACTGTAACTATATCTGCTCCAGATATTGCTGGTGGTACTCAAGCTACTGGAAGTGCGAGTGTTCTTAATGGAGCTGTTACAAGTGTTGGAGTAATAAATGCTGGTGATGGATATACTTCTCCACCTACAGTTACAATTGCTGAACCAACTAAAGTACAAGCACTTGCACAAGCAACAGTAACAAATGGAACTATCTCTGCTATAACTTTGACTACTGCTGGTAATGGTTATATAAGTAAACCTAGAATCATTATTGCTCCATCTCCAAGTGAACCAAAAGGTAAAGTTGCAAGATGGGATGTGACAAACAAAGAATTAGAACTTATAGATATAGTAGGAACATTCTCTGATGATGATACTTTGATTGGTGCAGAATCACAATCTGAAACTGTGATAGATACCTTTAGTAGTATAGAAAACGAGAACGCATCTAATTCTGAAAACGCTTGGTTTGAAACTGAGGGTGATAGTCTATTGGATTGGACAGAAGGCAATCCATTTGGTGAAGTTGGTAATTCTGGAGTATTCTAATGTTAGGAAAACATTTTTATCACGAAATTCTTAGAAAAACTATTATTGGTTTTGGAACTATATTTAATAATATAGAATTACAAAGAACCGATAGTTCTGGGAATGTCGTACAAACAATTAAAGTTCCTTTGAACTATGGCCCAAGAGAAAAGTTTCTTGCAAGAATAGAAGCGGAACCTTCATTGGATGGTCGTGCTGAAACACAAATTACATTACCTAGAATTGCATTTGAAATGAAAGGTATTAATTATGATCCATCTAGAAAATTAGGTCCTGTACAAATACAAAGATCACAAAAAACTAGTGATACAGAAAAGAGTTACTCTACATACAGTCCTGTACCATATAACTGTGAATTTGAATTAAACATTTTAAGTAAAAATAACGAAGACTCTGTACAAATATTAGAACAGATTCTACCTTATTTTCAACCGATGTTTAATATTACAATTAATCTAATAACATCAATCAGTGAAAAGAAAGATATACCCATTATTTTAAATAACGTTGGAATATATGATGATTATGAAGCGGATATGACTACAAGAAGAACCTTGATTCATACTCTTAATTTTACAGCAAAAACATATCTATACGGACCTGTATCTACTGCTGAGATGATTAGAAAGGTTAATGTTGATATTAGTGCTGCGATGACAACTGGATCTAGACACGTTAGATACACTACAACACCAGCTGCTAAAGTTGATCAAAATAGAGATGGTACATCAATACCACCTACACAATTCAATGTTTCCAGTAACACTATTACCTTAGCAGGTCATGGATTTGTTACTCAAGATAAGGTTACATATAATGCAGATCCATCTGGTACACCTGTAGGTGGACTAGTTGATAAGAATAATTACTATATAATTAAAATTGATAATGATAATTTCAGAGTTGCAAAATCAAAATCTTATGCAAGACAAGGATTTGCAATTGATATTACATCTCAACCTACAGGAAACGACCAGAAGTTCTCTGTTATCAATGAGTTAGATGATGCATTTATGGATGCTGGTGATGACTTTGGATTTAATGAAAGCTGGACTAATTACTCATGAGTGATACATTCGATAAATTAAATGAAACCTTTAATGTAGAGGTTGATAATACAGGTGAAATGCCTAATAAATTATCAAAGATAACGAATGAACCTCCAAAAGGAGATACAGATGTTAATGATGATTATCAATATAGTCGTGCTCAATTATATTCTTTAGTTGAGAAGGGTCAAGAAGCGATTCAAGGCGCTTTAGAAGTTGCACAGAGTACAGATCATCCTAGAGCATATGAAGTTGCTGGTAACTTAATTAAAAATGTAGCAGATATCGCAGATAAATTACTAGATACACAGAAAAAATTAAAAGATATAGAAGAAGAAAAACCAAAAGGTCCTTCTACTGTAAATAATTCAGTGTTTGTTGGTTCTACAGCAGAACTGCAAAAAATACTTAAACAAAAAATGTCAGATAAATAGTTCTAAACGGAGTTAAGAGTCATGGTATTAAAACCATATGGATCAGCAGTCGATATTAAAGCTGGGGCTGGTGCTTTTGCTGGAGATAAGTTAGTATGGGTTGTTAATACTCATAGTGCTGCTGCAAAAGTTACTGTTGCAAATGCTACACCAGCAATTATTTACGTTCCTGCTGGGGAAGGATTGTTAATAGAAAAAGAGCCTGGAGCTGCACTCGAAGCATCTACTGCTGGGGCGAACGTTTGGGCAACTGCTTGTGCTTTTGCAAACTAATGGAATGGGATCTAGAAGATCTTAAACAATCCATTATACAAAGTGCTATTGATCATGATAAAATTATGGACGACACATTTATTGAATCTTTGAAAGCGGAAGGCTTTGTTTATGATGACAAAAAAGACAGATGGTTTCGTCTGTGGAATAAGGGTGATGAAATTGGTTTAGAACTATATAAAAAACAACCTGACGGTAAATGGGAACAAATTCTATCAGGTGAACGTGAGGATGGTGCATTTTATGAAGATCTCATATAAAACTTGTCCAACGTGTGACGCTAGATGGTTGAATGATCAGTTGTATTGGCAAGATGGTAAAGAAGGATGTCCGCACGATCTTGCGGGCCTAGTTTGCAATACACTAGAAGACTATGGTTATGTGAAAGATCCAGATTGTATAAATCCATGTAGGGGGTCCGATAGCGGAACCACATGGGAACATAAAAGATTTTGGCAAGATGAAAAATGAAACTCAAATTACCCAAGAAAAAACCATTTAATGCTGCGCTAAAACTTAATCGTTGGCCAGTGAATTGGTTTGATGATAAAAAAGAAAAAGAGAGAAAAAGACAAGAAAAAATTTCTAAACTGTATCCGAAAAATGAAAATAGAATTTAAAAAATCACTTAAATATCTTTGTTCGGTTATAATCATTGTACAATTGACTATAATTATGTTACAATTAAATCGTAAGTCAGGTTTCAAATGTAGAATGGGCCCTGACCAAATTGTTTACTGTTTACAACGATGATCACACCAAGAACGCCTAAACCTAAATTAAATTTTCTTGAAAGACTAACAAGGTTATGGAACAAAGACAAGAATAAGTAAAAATACTTGTTTGTATCATAAATAACAGTGTAAAACTACGAGCCCACGGCTTAAAATCGTGTCTCACTATACAGTCGGTTATCACGACTTACAACATCATCATTATGAAATATGTGAATATGCTAAAGATGCATATGAAGCAAGAATAGAAGCACTGGAGGATGTTCCCGAATTAAAGGGGCATCCTCATTTTATTGACTATGTTACAAAGGAGAATTAATTATGAAAACATTTAAAATCAAATATTTACTAAGAGCATGGTGGTTACTATTGATCTTAGTTGGAATTATTTTAGGACCTGCGGTTGCTTATGCTGAAGAAATACAAATGGGTTATGAAGGAAATCTCGTTTTTAATCCTAATGAACTTACTATATCTGTTGGTGATACAGTTAAATTCGTCAACAATGATTTACCTCCCCATAATGTAGTATTCGTTAATGGGCATGAAAATCTATCACAACCAGATTTAAATTTTATAAAAGGAGATACAGTAGAAGTCACTTTTGATGAAGCTGGAATCTATGAATATCAGTGTGAACCTCATGCTGGTGCTGGTATGAAAGGAGTCATTCACGTTGAATGAGGTAGTCTGGTCAATTAATATAATGTGTGGTATACTTTTAATATGTGTAGGCATTGTAATATACTACATATTTAAGTACGATGAATTTTGGCCTAATGAATAAAAAACTTATTGCTGTACTGAGTATTTTGAGTCTTTCTGCTGCCGTTAAAGCTGAACTGGTGGCAGATTTTACTGATGAAAATTTTGATATGAATGTATTTGCTCAAGAATGGAATGAGGGTTTGAAAAAGTGGGAGTCGGAACAAAAAAGATCTGACCCTATTGATTCTATAAATAATGCATTAGCAGGTTTTTGGGAGGAAGAGTATGGGAGCAATGGTTCCACCGAGTCGGAAAAGTTGTTACAACTTCCGAGTGACGGAGATTAATCGTGTTGTTGACGGCGATACTATTGATGTCACCATTGATCTTGGGTTTGACTTATACAAGAAAGAAAGAGTTAGAGTTGCAGGCGTTGATACGCCAGAAAAAAGAACACGAAATATGGAAGAGAAGGCATTGGGAATAGATGCTACAAATTGGTTAAAGAAAAAACTTGAGGATACTATTGATGGAGATGATGAACTCATTATACGAACTGAACTCAAAGGTGGCGTGGGTAAGTATGGTAGGTTGCTTGGTTGGTTATACGTTGGCGATGATAATGTATCGCTCAACGAACAAATGATTGGTGAAGGTTACGCATGGCCATATGATGGTGGTACAAAACAAAAAGATTTTGAAGAACTACGACAACTTCGTAGATCTCGTGGTACATTAATGGAGGGCTAATGGCAGCTTATTGGTTAGCACATCAACTCACGGTTGAATTTATGGAAAACGAAAAAGAAGTAAATGACACTCATAACTGGAGATCTGAATACATAGATCTTGCAGGGCATCGATTAAAACCTAGACAGATAGAATTATTAGAAAAAGGTCCTGATAGTTTATCTGCTAGTTGGGTATTGATGGCTATGTTTTCTGATTGGAAACATATTAAAGGTTATAAAGATCCAGAACCACCTGATTGTCAATCATCATTTAAAGAATGGAATAGAAACTATGAGTCCAGCGACTGATAATGTTTATCTAGGTAATCCTAATCTTAAGAAAGCCAATACACCTATAGAGTTTAGTGAAGAACAGGTTATTGAGTTTGTTAAGTGTAAGGATGATCCTGTTTATTTTGCAAAAAATTATATAAAAATTGTTTCTCTTGATGAAGGTCTAGTACCTTTTAACATGTACGATTTTCAAGAGAAAATGGTAAATAAGTTTCATGCAAATAGATTTAATATAGCAAAACTACCCCGACAGACTGGTAAGTCTACAACTGTTATTTCATATCTTTTACATTATATTATTTTTAATGATAACGTTAATATTGGTATACTAGCAAACAAAGCATCTACATCTAGAGAATTATTATCTAGATTACAACTTGCATATGAAAATTTACCAAGATGGATGCAACATGGTATTTTAGCATGGAATAAAGGTAACGTAGAATTAGAAAATGGTAGTAAGATATTAGCTGCTTCTACTTCTAGTTCTGCTGTTCGAGGTATGTCATTTAATATTATATTCTTAGACGAATTTGCTTTCGTACCAAATCATATAGCAGAGCAATTTTTTAGTTCAGTTTATCCTACTATATCATCTGGTCAAAAAACTAAGGTTATAATTATATCCACTCCAAATGGAATGAATATGTTCTACAAGTTGTGGCATGACGCTGAACGTGGTAGAAATGAATATAAAACAACAGAGGTTCATTGGAGTCAAGTTCCAGGCAGAGATGCTAAATGGAAAGAACAAACGATTGCAAACACATCTGAAAGACAGTTTGTACAAGAATTTGAATGTGAGTTCTTAGGATCTGTTGATACTCTTATAGCACCATCTAAATTAAAAACGATGGTCTATGAAGATCCTATGATTAAAAATAAAGGTCTAGATATCTATGAACAAGTTAAACCAGATCATAATTACATAATAACAGTTGACGTTGCCAGAGGTGTGTCAAATGACTATTCTGCATTTACTCTAATTGACATTACAGAGATACCATATAAGTTAGTAGGTAAATATAGAAATAATAATATTAAACCAATAGTATTTCCAAATATAGTTTTTGATGTTGCAAAAAATTATAATATGGCATATATTATGGTTGAGGTCAATGATATCGGTGGACAAGTAGCAGACATATTACAGTTTGATATGGAATATGAAAATCTATTAATGTGTGCTATGAGAGGTAGAGCTGGTCAATTAGTAGGACAAGGATTTTCTCATAAGTCACAGTTAGGTGTAAAAATGACATCTACTGTAAAGAAAACAGGATGTTCTAACCTTAAAGCATTGATAGAAGATGATAAGTTATTAATACCTGATTACGATATTATTGCAGAACTTACAACATTCATTCAAAAGAAACAATCATTTGAAGCAGAAGAGGGATGTAACGATGACCTTGCTATGTGTCTTGTAATTTTTGCATGGTTATGTGTATCAGATTATTTTAAAGAAATGACATCTGACGATGTTAGAAAAAGAATTTTTGAAGATCAAAGAGAATCTATAGAAGAAGATATGGCTCCTTTTGGATTTATTTTAGATGGTCTTGATGAAGATACTTTTGTAGAAAAAGAAACAGGTGATATTTGGAAGGTTGATGAATATGGACAGAAAGGTGGTGGAGTTGAATATGATGACTCATACATGTGGAATTATAAGTAATGGATCTTGATTCAGAATTTGAATTAGAACATCTGCTTTTCAAGGAAAGAAAATGTAGGGTTTGTGGAGAAAAGAAAAATTTATTAGAAGATTTTTATTTAACTCGTAAAAATAGAAAACCATTTGCTTCATCATATTCTTATGAGTGTAAGTTATGTACTGTTAGAAGAGTGGTATCAACTAGAAAGAAAAATAGACCCAGACCTTTACCTCCATATTTAGCAGACTATCCAGACTGGTAAAGTGTTCATGCATTGTTTCCCCCTTTGAAAGTTAGTAATCAATAAATAATAAGGAGAAATAAATCTCATAGAGGTAATAAAACATGGCGTTTGCTTCACCTGGCGTAAGCATTAAAGAGGTTGATTTAACAGCAACCATTAATGTAGCTGATCAAAATATTGGTGTTATAGCTATCGCAGCACAGAAGGGACCTACAGACGAGGTAACTTACATAAGCAGCGAGAGGGAATTAGTGGATATCTTCGGAGGTCCTGATGAGTATAATTATGAATCTTGGTTTGCAGCTGCAACTGTTATACAATACGGTGGTATCGCAGCAATAATTAGACCTGCTGGAGGAGAACCTGCTTCTGGTTCAGACTTGGCTCTAAGAACTGCTAATGTCGATACTGACGGAAGTACATCTGGTGTGATATTAATTAATAATCAATCAGATTACGAAGAAAATTACGGAACTACTACTGCATTTTCTTTTGCAGCAAAGTATGCTGGAACATTCCATAATGGTATCAAAGTCGCAATGACTGACGTTGGTGCTCATCAACGAGTTACCGTTACTCCAGCTGCTACAGGAATAACTGGTGTAGACACAATCAGTGCTGCCGATAATCAAAGAACTGCTGGAACATACACAATTGGTGCTTCAGATTACACTGCTCAAGGATCTGGTACTGGTGCTACATTCTCCATTGTAATTAATGGATCTGGTGCTGCTGCTGTTACAGTTACAAGTGCTGGTTCTGGTTATGCAATAGACAATACAATCACTGTTGCTGCTTCAAAAATTGGTAATACTGGTGCTGCATTAACATTTGATGTTTCTGCTGTTGCTGCTGCAATGCAAGGTGCAGGGCAATTCCTTAAGTGGGGAACTTCACCTAATGAATATTATGCTACTGTTTACAGTAATGACGGTTCTGACACATACAGTTTAACTTTATGGGATACCACAAAGAGAGTTACTAATGGTACAGTTCTTAAAGATAATGGTGGTACAACAATCGCAACTGTTACTGCAATCGAGAGTAATGATGTTTACTCTGGATTAGAATATGACACTGGTAAGAAATGGGTTTCA